GCCCGTCAAAACGAAATTTTCTGAACAAGAATCCCAAGTCCTCTACTCGATCCAATCCCCACTCCCACCAACATGGATACACTTACCCATTTATTCTCAAGGCTCACAACTTCCGTTCAAACTGGATTTAACTTCCTTCGTCTCACCAAGACAACTTACGGCAAGCTTCCCCCTCCCTCAAAGCCTTTTGCACTCAAGCACCACCACGCTGCTGTTCGCTACGCTCTCGTTAAGCACCTCTACCCTAACGAAGTACAAGCAATCACTAACAGCTTCAAACGTGACGATGTTACTCCCGAACTCATTGAAAACGACTTCTTTAATGGCGACATCCCAGAACATCCCATCCTGAGAGATCACCACTATTACAACGCCCTCAACGACGTTGAAGAACTCTTTCGACCTGAACGCACTATGCGACCAGTTCATTTTTATGACGTTTACCATATGTACCCATTCAAGCGCAGCACTAACGCAGAACCTCCCTTCACTACAGATCCCAAATTCATGGACATCCGTAACTCTGCTACCCCCGCTCGCAACACACTCGCTCCCCGACATCCCGAACGCCTCTCCACTGGCGATCTCCTCGACTACGATGAATTCAAAGACTACTTTGTCAACTGGATTCACAACATCAAAGACGGCACTGAACCTGACCACCGATACTTCTATCACATGTCACTTCACATCAAAACAGCCATCACTAAATTCGACGATCCCGCAAAAATCCGTTCTATATTTGGAGTTCCAAAACTTTGGATCTTCACCCATGTCATGTTCTTCTGGACGCTCTTCAACTACTACAAAACCCATCGCGGTTCATCTCCTCTTCTCTGGGGCTATGAAACACTCAATGGCGGTTGGATGCTCCTCAACCACGAACTTTTCCGCTCGCACATGCGCGCATCTTTCTTAATGATTGACTGGAAACGCTTCGACAAATACGCAAATTTCTCCGTTTGCAAAGAACTTCTCTCCCGAGCCCGTAACTTCCTATCTTTCGATAACGGCTACGTTCCCACACACCGATACCCCGACACCTCCTCAACTTGGACACCTCAAAAGGCCCAACGTTTACAGAACCTGTTCCAATGGTCCATCGATGCCCTACTCGACACACCTGTTGTCCTCCCCGACGGCTGGATGTATCAACGACTTCACTCAGGCATCCCCTCTGGCCTCTACATCACACAGTTTCTCGACAGTCTCTACAACGCACTCATGATCATCACGATCTTACGTTCACTCAGTATCCCTATCTCCTCCGACCTTTTTATTAAAGTCATGGGCGATGACAGCCTCACTCGATTCTTTTTGGTAATCCCTCCGAATATGCATCAAGCATTTTGGACTGCCTTTCAACATGCAGCCTCTCTTTACTTCGGCGCAATCGTATCACTATCAAAAAGCAAACTCACTACCTCGCTAAACCAATGCGAAGTACTAGGTTACGCTAACCACAACGGCCTCCCTCACCGAGATCCCATCTCGCTACTGGCCCAGCTGTACCACACCAAGGCACGCAAACCAACGCCTGAAACAACTATGTCTCAAGCAATTGGCATCGCGTACGCCTCTGCTGGTCACGACCGACGAGTCTTTGCTATCTGCAAGGATTTATTCGATCATTATCAGTCTCAAGGTTACACAGCAAACCGAAAAGGACTATCTCTGGTTTTTCCAGACCTAGGCCTATTTGATATCTACGATATTCCACTCGACCGATTTCCATCTCGACACGAATGTTACTCAAACACCCTTTCTTTTGGTTTCACAAATCCCAAGCTTCAAGAACGCTTTTGGCCCTCAAGCCATTTTCTTGACTGGGCGTAAACTCCGGTGACCCCGGTATTTTATGCAATTTTATTAATTGAAA